GAGTCGATCAATCAAAGCCGAATCGCCCTTGCTGACTACTACCTCAAGTCCGGCATTCGCGTGATATTCCTGCCGATTCTGAGTCGAGGTATCTCGTCGTGGGCGGCTGGTAGTCCTGAGCGAGCCAAGGCCGCATGGATCAATCAGCAGACCCGCGCCTATTGCAATCAGACTGATGGCGCCTACCTGTTCGACTGGAACATTCCCTGGGTTGATTCGGCTAACGCGAATGGTGAGCCACGCGCCGGGTTTTCGAACGACGGAATTCACTTCGCCCCCGCTGGCGGGATTGCAGTAGGCGAGTCATTGGCTGCATTTATGGCCAAGATCATGCCTGACCCCATGCCTCGGGTGTGGTCGCAGGATGACAAATTCGACGCCACCAATAATCCTAACGGCAACCTGCTGGCTAACCCGTTCTGCACCGGTACAACCGGCGCGCTTGGAACTGGCGCAACTGGTACGGTGGCAACCGGGATGCGGGTTGAGGTATCGACCGGTAACGCAACCGTGGCCTGCTCGAAAGAGACGCGCACCGACAACCGTGGCGACTATCAGGTTCTGACTTTTACCCCGAACACTACTGAGTCGCTGGCGTACTTCCGCACATCCTCGGCAGATACCGCGCACAGCTACCCGGCAGGGACATGGGTTCAGGCATCTATCGAGGCCGACATTGGATCGTTCAACGGATGGCAGGGGATCACCCTGTATCTCAAGGATAACGGCACAAACGGCCTTATCGCCTATGACATGGAGCCATTCGACGATGGGGCTGGAAATATTAAGCTTCCGCTTCGAAATATCGGCTCAGGAATGCTTGTCACTCCACCGATTCAGATCGTAAGCGGTAGCCCAACCCTCCGTTGGCGTGTAGAGATTCGCGTAGCCTCTACAGGCAGCGGAGCGAGTGGCACGGGCGTGGTTAAGCTCGGCGCGGTAGAATTGCGCCAGGTGGAAAGCCCGATAACCGTCACCAACTACAAAGGAATCCAGCCATGCTAACCAAGGCTGACCTTGTAAAGCAGGCTCTGCAAAAGCTGGCAGTGACCGGCTTTGACGCAGAGATTAACCCAGAGGAAATCAAGGCCGGGGTCATCACGCTTGAGGAGATGATGGCGGCATGGGATGCGCAGGGGATCAAGTGCGGATATAAGTTCGCCGCACTCCCTGAGACTGCCGATGCCGAAGCTGATGCGGGGGTTCCAGATATTGCCCGTCAGGCTATCGCGTATAACCTCGCTATCCTTCGTGCCGATGCGTATGGCAAGCAGGTCAGCCAATCTGTACTGATGATGGCTGACGCAGGCATGACCGCACTATTGGCGGCTATTGCGTACATCCCAACTATGCAGTACCCCGGACGCATGCCGCGCGGCTCTGGCAACACCCTGCGTTATACCCGTTGGACTCGCTACTACCGACCACAAGACACGCTCGACGCAGACAATGCCGGGCCGATTGATACTAACGGACAAGGAGCCTTGCAGCCGTGACTACTATTCGCCAACTTCCCGAAACAGACGTACTCACTGGCGGCGATCTGCTGGTAGTCGCACTGGCCAGCAACAACCGCACCCGCAATATTGCTGCGTCTGATGCAGCCACCTACTTCAATCAGATCATTACCGGTGCTTCGATCAGCTTTAACCAGACTACGAAGGTCATCACCCTTACGCTTGGTAATGGTCAGATCATCACCGGCTCAGTAACAAGCTGACACAAAGCCCTCAGGCAAATTGTGTCTAATAGGTTCACTCTATGGGGAAGCACAACCCCATAGGTGGACGCTATGACATTCAACAGAATCCCCACAGAGTTTCAGATTCAGGGGAGTGTTGCCAATGGCAACTATGACTCCCCGCTGATGGATACCGCTTTTGAACGGATGTATCTCGGCTCTATACGTTTTTTTGATGCGTCCGGCGATCAAGTAACTCCAGCCGCTGGAACCGTCGCATTTCTTGGCTCACCTGATGGTGTCAACTATCAAAACGTGCAGAACGGCTCGTTTAACGCGATTGATGCGTACACAGTAACCAGAGCTATGCCTGCATCGTCCGGGCCTGCTAGGCGTGCGCGAATAACGCTTGCGGGGGTAACTGGAGCGGTTTCATTTATCGCAAGCGTAAACAGGTATTAGCCATGACATACCCGGCGATCAATGAGTTTCCTGATGGCGCCTTCTCTGGAACAAGAGCGCTAACCGTTCAGTTCTACACAGAGGCCAACGTAAAACTTGGCGTGCAGTTTGAGGCGTCCACTTATAACCCTGCTTTGGCGGGTGGGGCCACATCCGGCTATGTGGTGCTAGTCGGGCCTAAGCCTGTTGCACTGAAAGGGCGGACGATTAGCGTATCTGGCTTGGGCTTGAAGCTGGAAATGTTCAAAAACCCAACTTATACGGGTGGGACTGGGATTCAGATATTTAACCTCAATCAGAAAAATCCGGTAGAGACCACGGTTGAGATTCTGGCCGCGCCGACGGTTACTGTTGAGGGCGTTAAGACGGCCAGTGATAAGTACATATTCGGCTCTGATCTACAGGGAGGCGTTAGTGTTTCAAGCTCAACCCTATTCACAGAGGCGCCAGGGCTTGAAACGATCCTAGCGCCTAACTCTGTGTACTACTTCAAGTCCACAAGCCTGGACACTGACCCGCAGCGGGTTTTCTCCTACAACACTTGGTACGAAGGCGAGCTAGACCTTCCGCTGCCATAGGTGACGCCATGAAAAAAGCAGACATGAAATGCGGAAAGGTCTACAAGTCAGACCGGCCCGGCAAGAAGGTCATGCAGAAGGTCTGTAAAGACGGCAAAGAGACAAAGATTCACGCCGGGGACTCTGCATATCCCAATAACTACTCGGACGAGGCTCGGAAGAACTTCAAGGCACGGCATAAGTGCTCGGAAGCTAAGCCGGGAACACCCAAGAAGTTAGCCTGTGACGCCCTGTGGAAGAAAGGCGGAAAGACCAAGCGCACCGGCTCAAAGGGTGGCGGTAAGTAGGCGCAAAGGGCTATCCTATGTCAAACCATATAGGGTAGCCCCATGCCACAGGTCAGCATTGTTAGCGGCATCTACTCAAATGCCATCGGCGATTACCGCCAGTCATACCCCGTCAATTACTACCCTGTTGTATTAGAGACAGGGATAGCCAACGCATACCTTCGCCAAACACCGGGCGTGTCTACATTTGCCGCCGGTATTGGCATGGATCGTGGGAACATCGAGTTTAAGGGCTTGATGTATCGCGTAAGTGGCCCGGCATTGCTCAAGATTTACCAGAATGGCGTAGTTGAGCAGGTTGGTAATATCCCCGGCATGGATCGGGTGACGATGGTCAAGGGTATTAACCAAATCTGCATTGTGGCCGACGGCAAGGGGTTCTATTACTCCGAGGCTGGCGGTCTACAGCAGATCACAGACCCTGACTTCGGGTTCGCTATCGACGTTATCCAGATTGACGGGTACTTTCTGTTTATCGATCAAGAGAACATCTTTAACAGCGATCTGGCAGACCCGTTCGTCATTAACCCGCTGTCGTTCGGTTCGGCAGAGGTTGAGGGAGACGCAAACGTAGGCATTGAGAAAATTCGCAATGAGGCCTATGTGTGCGGAACTGAAACCATCGAGATATTCCAGAACGTAGGTGGGGCGGGCTTCCCGTTCCAGCGTGTTGGCGGGGCAATGATTCCCAAGGGGATTGTTGGCCGCTACGCAAAGACCAATGCGGAGAATACGTTGTTCTTTGTCGGGGCTGGTCGGGGTGAGGCCCCCAGCATCTATCTGGCTGGCGGTGGTCAGGCCCAGAAGATTGCGACTGACGAGATTGAAAAGGTAATCCAGTCCTACACACAGGAAGAGCTGGAATCGATCTACTGCGAGTCCTACACGGCTAATGGTCAATTCTTTGTGTTGGTTCATTGCGTAGACCAGACCCTTATCTATGACCTCTACGGCAGCCGTAACGCCGGTGCTCCCTTGTGGCATGTGCGCAAGAGTGGTGAGGACGGCCCGTATCGTCAAAGGGGCTTCTTGAGAATCTGGAATCAGTGGATTGTGGGTGACCTGATCGATGGGCGACTAGGCGTAGTACAAGACGACCTTCCGTCTGAGTACGGGGAAACCGTCTACCGTGAGTTTTCCACGCCTCTAGGTTTTGTAGATGGCAATGCCTTTATTATCCACAAGGCTGTTCTGTATGGCCTCCCGGGGCGGACTGCAATCAACACCAACCCCCGTGTCGCGATGAGTATCAGTCGCAACGGTATCACCTACAGCAAAGAGCGCTGGGCAGAAAGCGGGGCTAGGGGTCAGTACAACTGGATGCCTATTTGGCGGATGGTTGGCCGGGCAAACTCGGCTATGACCCTTAAGTTCCGTGTTGCTAATCAGTCTTTCTACACCCCCAACCGGCTGGAAGTGGCTATCGAGGTGCTGAATGCCCCTTGACAAGATTCCGAACATTCAGCGATCAGACCTTCAAGAGCTTGACGGGATCAATGAGCGCACCTTGAGGTTCTTTGAAGCTATCGCCCCCGTGGTTTCTGATCTGACTGCTCAGGTTGGAACGGTAGACCCTAATGGAGTTATCCGCGCCAACTCCTGCCGGATGTACGTTAACTACTCAACCGGGAAGCTGTGGATAAACACTAACACCGAAGAACGCTCTCTAACCGGCTGGGTTATCGCGTGATCATTGAAATCTGCATGAATCCAAACGTCATTAGAGCGTTGTATGACGACCCGTTTGTTCAAGACAGGTATGCAGATTCAGCGTATTACGGATGGGTTGATGCTGAAAACGTGTTCTATCTGGCTGCGAAAGAAGATGACCAGTGCCTAGCGTGTGCCATGTGCATCATTAAAAATATGTGGGATATCGAGGTTCATCTTTGCATCCCAGAGAACATGAGGCGCAGAGGCTACGAATTTGCTACCCTTGTGATAGATTGGCTCTATCAGAACTCGCCTATCAATCGGATAAGCACCACTGTTGTTAGCCTGTTTCCTCAGGTTGGAAACTTTGCCCTGAAACTTGGGTTTGAGTATGAGGGAACTAGCAAGGGCGCTTGCTTTAGGGAGGGCGAGTTCTTAGACCTGCACAATTACGGCTTGGTAAGAGGTAGACCATATGGGCGGCGGCGGAAAGAAGGCGGCTAAGAAAGCAGCAGCGGCACAAATGGCCATGATGGAAAAGGCCATTGCAGAGCAGCGCGCGGCATACAGTGAAGGCAAGCAACTGCTAGACCCTTACAGTCAAGCTGGTCTAGGTGGTCTTCAATCGTACCTTGCCATGCTTGGGCAGTCTGGCCCCGAGGCTCAACAAGCTGCAATCGCCGGCCTAGAGGAAACACCAGGCTATCAAGCCCAGCTTCAAGCCGGTCAGCGTGCGCTGCTGCAAAACGCCTCGGCTACTGGCGGTCTGCGTGGTGGCAATGTTCAGCAGGGCTTGGCCGAGTTTGGCTCAGGCCTGTTTGGTAACTACTACAACCAACAGCTTGACCGACTTGGCCAGCTTCAGAATCAGGGACTGCAAACAAACACGGGCTTGGCAAACCTTCGCGCAGGGCAGGCTGCGAATATCTCAAACCAGTTTAACATGATGGGACAGGCTCAAGGTCAAGGCATCCTTGCTCAGCAAGCGGCAAAGCAGCAGGGGATGAGCAATCTAGGCTCTGCGGTTGGCGGAATCGGTGGCGCTATCTTTGGCGGCCCTGCTGGCGGCGCGCTTGGTTCTGGCATTGGCGGCGCAGTTGGCGGCCTGTTTGGGGGTAAATGATGGCACTCGATTACAGCGTAATCCTTAACCAGCCTGATGCTAATCAACAGATTCAGCAGGGCATTGGCCAGTTTCTCGGTATTCGCGAGGCAGAAGCGCAAGCTCGTATGCGTGAGGCTGCTATGCAGCAGGCTGAGCAGCAGGCGCAACGGCAAGCCCAATTTCAATCTGAGTTTGGCAAGGCATGGCAGTCTGGCGACAGGAATCAGGTAGTTGGTCTTATGGGTCAATACCCTGACCAGCTTAAAGAGATTCAGGCAGCGCTTGGATTTCAAGACGAACAGAAAGCCAAAACCCTTGGCACTCTGGGTATTCAGCTCGGCAGTCTGGCAAAGATGAATCCGCAGGCTGCTGGCCAGCTGATCGTGCAAAATGCTGATGTATTGAGTCAGGCAGGCCCTGGCTATGACCCTCAGATGCTGCTTGATAGTCTCGCAAAAAATCCTAACGCATTCGCTGAGCAGGCTGAGAAAATCTCCCTCCTAGCTCTTGGCCCGGAGAAGTTTTTTGACGTGACAGGCCAGCGCGCAAAGGTAGATGCACAGCTTCGCGGCCAAGATATCACTATGCGCGGTCAGGATATCCAGCAACAAGAGGGCGCGGCAAATCGAGCCAGTGCAATGACCCTTAAGCAGTTGACCTTGGCCGACAAGTCGCTAGACCGTGAGGTTCAGCGTCTAGGCCAGATGGCATCTGCCGAGACAAACGACCTTAAGCGCCAAGAGCTGCAACTTAAACTGCAAGAGAAGCAGCAGAAGCTAGATCAGACTCGTCAGGAGCTTGGCGCCAAGCAGGAAACAACCGTAGCCAACATGACCGAGGCCGCCAGGCTGGCCACTGAGCTAGTAGACGATCCCGCACTATCTAATGCTGTCGGTACTGTTTCGACTATGGCCCCAACCCTGTCAGGCACGACTCAGGACGTAATCAACAAGGCTAACCGCCTGCAATCCCTGTTGACTGTGGATAATCTCAAGCTGATGAGCGGCGTTCTCACTGACCGTGACATTGCGTTTTTGACAAACGTGGCGTCCGGTCTGAACGTAACCGAGGGCGGCATTAAGGGTAGCGAGAAAGAGGTTAAGCGCCGTCTAGGTGAAATCTCAACCAAGATGAGCGAGAAACTGTCCAAACTCCAGCCGTTGCCAACCACCCCGATCAACCCTGCACAGCCTCAAGCTGTAGACGTTGATGCGCTGCTGAACAAATACGCCCCGAGGTAAGCATGGTATACGATGAAGCACGACTGGTTGAGGCGCTAAAAAATGCGGACGCTGCCGGGGATTTTGAGGCGGCAACCAAGATTGCGCAGATCATCCAGCAGAATCGCGCACAGCCTCAGCAAGACCCGCGCAAAGCCTATGCGGAAGGGGCTATGGCTCAATCCCCCACAGATGATCAGGGAGCTGCGCTGCGAGAACTGGCGGCAGAACAAGGCCCGCTTGACGCCTTCCTGATCGGTGCGGGTAAAGGGTTCTATAACATCGGTCGCGGCCTAGGTCTTGCCGATCCCGAAAGCGAAACGGAGAGACAGGCATATGCAGCACTTCAAGAGCAGCGACCCATCGCAACCACTGGCGGCGAAATCGTTGGAGAATCGGCTCCGTTTGTTATTCCAGGCGCTGGGGCAGGAAAAATCGCAACGCTTGCACCTAGAGTTGCGGCAATGGCTGGACTCGGGGCAGCGCAATCCGGGCTTAGTGCCAGAGGTCGCGGCGAATCCACCGAAAGCCAAATGGTATCAGGTGCGGTTGGCGGTGCTATTGCGGGCGGCCTTGAGTTGGCTTTGCCTTATATTGGCCGCGCTGCTGGTGCGGTTGTTCGTCGGGTAACTGGCAAGGAGCCAGCCGGTCAACTGCTGAACGCTGCTGGTCGACCAACTCCAGAACTACAAGACGCGCTGAACAAGGCTGGGTTGTCGTTTGATGATCTGGCGCAATCAGCTATGCGCGACCTGACAGAAGCCAAGCCTGGAACTGACCCGACACAAGCCGCACTGGCTGCCCTGTTCGCCTCTGAGGGTATTCCGGCCACCCGTGGAGCCATTACACAGGACTTTGGCCAGCAAGCCGCAGAAGCTCGTTTGGCTGAGTCTGTTGGCGATGTGGCTGCGGCACCTTTCCGCGAAACAATCAAGACTCAATCCGAAGCACTGAAGGGCGGCCTTGATGACCTGATCAAGCGTCTCGGGGTTCCTGAGCGTACTGGGGAAACGATCAAGTCAGCCCTTGAGGGCCGCAAGACCCTGCTCAAGGCTGAGAAGTCGAAGCTATATCAAGCGGCGGCGGATAAGGCTAAAGACCTAAGTATTGTCCCTATCCTCCCTGGCAACCTGTCTAAAGCCATTCCTGATCAACAGGTCACGCGACGCATACAGCGCCTTGTGCCGGGTCAAGCCAGCGCTCTAGATGACCTGCTTGTAGAGTTCGGGGTTAAGAAAGCGCCAGAAAACTTTTCAGGAACCGTGACTCCTTTGTCTCTTGGTAATCTTGAGGACTTCCGATCTGCACTCAACATGATTGAGCGAAGTGATAACACAGGGACTATCAAAGTCCTGAGCGGTCCTATCAAGAATGCATTGGATGCTGAGGCTGATTTGATGGCTGACGCTGTAGAAAAGGCAGGCGTAGATGGTGCAACTGATCTGATCGATACCCTACGTCAGGCTAGGGGCATTGTGCGTGAAGTTAAAACCGAGTTCAGCCCGCAAGCACTGGCAGGCCGCTTGATCGACACCAAGCGCGACGGAGTGACAGAGGTTGTCGAGGCTTCTAAGGTAGTCCCTACTCTGTTCTCCCGTGCGACCCCTGTTGAGCAACTGCAAAAGACCCTTGGAAACCTTGCGAAAGGTGGTGAGAAAGGCAAGCAAGCCATTGGCGATCTGCAGGCTGCTGCCGTAATGAAGCTGATGGACGATGCGTTCGGAGCGTCTAGCCGCAAGATTGGTGAGACTCCGGTATTTGGCCCTGCTGCGTTTCAGAAAGCGCTAAAGGATATCGGCCAAGACAAGCTGAACGTGTTGTTCTCTGGTAATAAAGAAGCGCTGACCAAGATCAAGAACTTTGAAAAGATTGCAAAGCTGATTCAGCCGCCAAGTGGCGCTGTTCCGAAAGGTTCAGCCAGTGTTAACGCTGATCTGTTTAAGCGGTTTATGGCTTCCAAGATTCCATTTGGCCAAACCTTTGCCGATGTAATCGATGCCGCCAAGATGGCAGGAGATACCGGGCGCAGTGTTGAGCAAGCCTTGAACGCCAAGCCAGAACTAATCAAAATGGCTCAATCAATTAACCGAGACTATCCTGCACTTGGCGCCGCAATTGGTATTGCAGCAGTTGGTCAGGCTAATCAGGAAGAGGCGCAATAATGCCAAACATCCTCGTAGAGTCACCGTTTCAATTTATCACGGATAACTCCGGCAGACCCCTGATCAACGGGAAAATCTACGTTGGCCTGCCAGGTCAGAACGCGCAGAACTTCCCGCAATCCGTGTGGTTTGATGTAGCTGGAACCATCCCGGCAACTCAGCCTATTCGCACCAACCAAGCTGGTCAGCCTTGTGACGTTTCGGGTAATCCTCAACGCCTGTTCACCGCAGGCCCTTACTCTCTTCTGATCACCGACCAGAACGACGCAGAGGTTGAGTCTGCCAATAACAGTCTTGACGGGTTCTACGGGGTTATCGCGTCTGATCTTGCGAACAATACCGATCCAACCAAGGGCAGTGATCTTGTAGGATATATCTTACAAGTCGGTGCGACAGGGACTACAGTTCACGACAAGCTTGAGCGCGTTGTAGTTGATATCAAAGACTTCGGCGCCGTTGGTAACGGAGTTGCTAACGACAAGGCTGCGTTTGACGCTGCTGTAGCCACAGGACGCTCTATCCTTCTCCCTGCTGGTAACTACAACGTGCCGTCGGGTAACTACGGCTCAAGTCGGTTCTATAGCTTTGATGGTGCGACCTGTACAAACTCAACCGTTGCCATTGTAGACCCTCTGGCTAACTCTTTGGCTGTTGGCACTGAGGCGACATTTCCATGTGTTTCAGCTTCGCTCCCGTTTGGCTGGCTTCCAGAGGATGGCTCAACCCTTAACCGTTCTGTTTATCCGCAGCTTTGGGCGTTTGCTAACGCGTCAGGGAACATTGTTGACGAGGTTAACAAGCCTGCCAACCCTGGCTCCTTTGGCCGTGGCAACGGAACCACTACGTTTAGCCTTCCAGATAAGCGAGGGACTAACCAAGGTTTTGCGGACGCATCGAAGGGGCTTGACGCAACATTTGTTCTAGGCAAGGTTGTTACTGTTACTGCTGCATCTGCTGCGCCGGGAATTAGTGTTCGCAGCGTTATCAGTACTCCAGCCATACGCGCGTTTGCCGGCTCGGTTAACCAAGGATCTATTGATATACAGGCATTACAGGCGCAAGTAACAGCGCAAAACTCTTATTTCCTAAAACAAGGGGTTGCACAGAGCACTGTAAGTGGAACATCTATCGACTTCACTGCAATTCCTAGCGCTGTAAAAAGGGTAACATTCACCGCTGTAGGTATCAGCACAAACGGCACTAGCGCATTTACTTTACAGATAGGAACCTCAGCTGGGGTTGATACATCGCGGTACGCTAGCGGGAACAATTATTTTAACGCTAGTATTATTTCTGGTAACACGG